CCCGGCATTGGGATAATTGTGTACCCCGCAGTACCGCTAGCCGCCGTATTGATGGTAGCGAGGATCTTGCCAGAAGCGCCACCCTCACGAATCACCACCGAACCAGCATCTGTACCATTAATTGCATAGATCGTTTTGATCCGTGCACGCTGGATAGCGTTGTTATTCTGGTCCAAAAAGTTGCCGGTCGATGTCAGCGGCTTAGTCGCTAATACATCATATTGCATAGTAGGCATGTGAGCCTCCTATTAAGCGGTGCGGGTGAAGACGTATGCCGTAGCGCTAGAGAACATCAACGTATAACGAGCAAGACCGGTAGCACCAGCAGCGACAGTCAAGTCACCAAAGGAGCCAGCCGTATCAGCGGCAGCGGTCGAAAGAATCGCGTTGGTATTCACAGCAATCGTCACTGTACTAGCACCAGCGGTGTTGTCGATATAGAGATCAAGCACCGTGCCCTTAGTAGCGCCAATCGCAGTTCCAAGGTCAGTACCAGTAGGAAGCGTGATGGTTGTACCAGCAGCAGAGGTAGAAGTGATGTAACCAGAAGCAACTTGGGCTGCGGTAGCGGTTGCAGTGGCGTTGATTGCGTTGGCGGTGCCAACTTCGTGTCCAGAGATAAAACCGTTTTGGGACGCAACTGGTCCATTGAACGTCGTGCGGGCCATTGAAGGCTCCTTTCGTGTAGTAGCACTTACCCGTACCGTCTCTACTAAGTCTGCTAGGTCAGTCTGTACGGGTGAAAATTCCTAGTCCTGAGTCTTTTTATCAGGTTGTTTGGGGGGTGTCAAGGTGTTTCCATGTCTCTTCTAAATCCGGCATTTTGTTGGACTTAATTAGATTTTCAGCTTGAGTCATGATCCGCAAGTTCCTCAATGCGTGCAGCCCACAAACCTCATCGCTGATTAGCGGGTAAATGTGATCCACCACGTATCGCTCTCCTGTTAGCTTGGTTAAGCGTTGGGCCTCTAGGTATAGCTGGCGGATTGCCTTCTTCTCCTCTGCACCTACCCACTTCGGTGTAGCCGCCCTGTGCCGCCGCTTACGCACGCTGACGAGGGCTTTGTAGTACTCGGGGTTAGAAGCTTTGTGGTTTTGTTTATGGTGTTTCTTTTCCTCTGCTGGACGAGCAGAAGCGCGAGCCTTGACTACTTCTTTGTTGCGCTCGTAGTACCGCTTGCCAGCAGCTTTAGCCGCTTCTGACTTGGGTTTATCTTTCCGTTTCTCGTTATCAATCGCCCAGTCTTCTTTCATGCACTCCACGCACACCCCCTTGGTTTTACGTAAGGCTATGTGGCCTCGGGTGCACGGGATACCGGTGAAGTAATGGGTTGCGCCAGTCTCTTTGGCTTCTGCACGGGTCTTTGGGTAGTCCATTTTTTCCTCCTTGGTTACGATACGTGAAATCATACAGGAAGAAAAAACCCCGCGCAAGGCGGGGTTCCAATCTAGCCCAAAGGCTTGATTTATAAGGCTTAAGCGCCAGGAGAGCCGAACATTCCAAGCGGATCGCTGAAGCCAAACGAGTAGCGCTCGCGCGCTTTGTAGCGAACGTTGCCTGTATCGAAGTCTCCGTCCATGGAAGTTGACATAGGAGTACGTACAAAGTGCTTCATACCGTTGGGCACATCCGTGCACAGGAACCAAGCATCGGTATCTGTCAGGAAGTGGTTAACGGCATAGCCCTCGGGGATCGAACCGTTGCTACGGATCGCGTTGATGTCGTTGTCAGCCGTACCAACACGGAGTTCAGTCTCCAGCAGGCGGGTTGCAACGAACATCAGCGAAGGCGGAACAATCAGCTTACGGGGCTTGGCAGCGATCAACAGACCACGCTCGTCCGTCCAGCCAGCGATCTGAATAACAGCAGCCTCAAGGGAGGTCTCGTTCAGGTCAGCCGGAGTAGCGGGCTCGTTGGAGTTGACACCACCAGAAACCAAGGGGTGCTGGGTATCGAACAGGGGCTTGCCATCTCCACCGGGGAAGCTGGAGCTAAATCCGTTGTTCAACACGGCAGCAGCTTTGGTCTGCTTGGTGTAAGCCATGGCACGGGCCAGAGCCTTGGTGTAACGGCTGGAGAGAGAATCATAGAGGTTGTCCTCAATAGCCTCTTCCGTGACCGAGAAGCCAAGAGCGATGGTCTCGTGGGTGTAACGAGCAGTGAAAGCTTCTTGCGCGTTATCGTAGGCAATCGCACTGCCTTCGTTCTTCACCGGGGCGGCGGAGAAGCCAGACAGTTTGGTTTCCTCTTCAAACGAACGCTCTGAAGATTCGGTCTCGTAAATCTCCTTATGCTCTTCGCCGTAGCGTGCATACTCAAGACCAAACAAAGCGTTCAGTCCTGGGAGGAGTTCTTTAAGTAGTTGTGCGCGTGAAATAGCCATTTAATTACTCCTTAGACGCCAACGGGGTTGAGATACTGATGCCCGCCAACCACAGTAGTGGTGGTCTCATCATAGTAAGGAGCATTCCACTTAACGATCACTTCGGTATAAGAACCAGCCGCGTTCGCAGTCTCCGGCACCACGTCAATGATACGAACCGGCAAAGACAGGGTCGTAGCAGTAGTCGCGCTGATAGAAACAGCAGAGTTGCCCGTAGTGGTAGATCCAGTGCCCTGGATCAAAGCGGAGTTGTTGCCCACAGCAGTGCGGGTAACGCCACTAACTGTCTGGGAACCAGCAGCAGTGACAGCCACTTTGAACAGTGCATCGGGGTCATCTTGCACATAAGCCATGATGTCCGAAGCAGCCGTATCGGCGGGGTAGTACTGGCGGAAGACCTTACCGAACGTAGGATCGGTGTAGGAGCAACCAAGGAACACACCAACAGGAGTAGCGGTGTCAGTGCCGGTGTCTTTTTGCAGAAGACCAGCGGAGTCAAGCTTTACAACATCGCCAAAGAAAATGGCGGTGTCATTGCTCGATCCGATGGGGATCTGACGAGTAGCACCAGCAAATACCTGACCGCCGATCAAGTTGATCGGAATTAGCCCGTAAGGGCCTGAAACGGTGGGATAAGCCATTTTTGACCTCGTTTAAAAGTTAGTTACCTTTACCGAACGACGTCGTGGATTTTCTCTCACGATAAAGAGGCATCCTCGGGTCGTTCTCTCTCATAAAGCTGTTGTCTACAGATTCAATCTGATCCTTGGTCAACTTAGCGTAGTACTCCCCGCGCTGCTGAACCATCTCTTCAGGCATCTTGCAGAGCAACAATCCTGCAACTTCAATGTTGTCCTTAAAACGACTGTTCGGGTCAACAAGCAGCTTAAACTGTGGTTGCTCCTCGATTCGTACCGGCTCCCAGCCTTCCCGCATCTTCGCAGATACGTTACGGGCATCGGCCTGACCTAGCGAGGAAACACGGACCCATCGGTACGCATATCCGGGTTGCTTGTCAGGTTGCGGTAGCGTCTCAGGGCGCTGCCATTGTTTAGGCCGTTCTTGTTGTGAACGGGACTCTAGTTCGCGTGCAAGTCGATTTTCAGCCATTTTGTTTCTCCAGTCGTTGTTTTTCCTTAGCGTATTGCTCGGGGGTTAGCCCAAACTTCTTAGCGAGATTTATCTCACTTGTAGTCAGCACTATCTTTTTGGAGGATGTGCTACGAGACGCAGGTGCAACCACCGTGGCTGGCTTAGTCTCCGTGCGCTGAACAGGCTTGCCGCCCCCGTCAGACGTTTCTACTTCTTCCTCCCCGAAATAATCCGGGAAGCGGCGCTTCATCGTTTTATCGATGTTTTGCCAGTATTCATCAGTCCCGACATATTGTCTGCCGTACTGCTTTTCAAGTTTTTGGTGGTACCCCAAAGCCAAAGCTGTCATCTCTTCATCTGTCCCCCACCAAGGGTTGCGCTCTTGCCACGCTAACGTCTTTTGGTCGGGTCGAGGTACTTCGACTTGTGTACTTGCCTCAATATTTACATCATTTTCTGGCGTTTGTAAAGTAGGTTTGTACTCGTTTACTCTCTGCAACCGATAATTGGCCTCAGCAAGTTTGGTCTGAGCCTCAATAATCTGGTCCGAATCACCTGCCTCATACG